GCCCACGTCATCTATGAGACGCTGACGAACCCGGACTGGGGGATGGGATACCCGATCAACGCCCTGGATGACGCCGCCTTTCGCGCTGCGGCGGACACCCTTCACGCGGAAGGCTTGGGCGTGTCGATGATCATGACCAAGCAGGACTCCATCGAGTCCTTCATATATACGGTGCTGGGCCACTGTAACGGAATGTTGTACACGCGACCCGACAATGGTCAGTTCGTGGTGAAGCTGATCCGCGAGGACTACGTGGTGGCGAACCTCCCGCTGTTCAACGAGTCCAACACGATCCGGCTGGAGTCCTTCGAGCGCCCGGGCTACGCGGAAATTGTCAATGAGATCGTGGTGACCTACCGTCCGCAGGGCTCCACTGAGGATGACTCCGTGACCGTCCAGGACCTCGCCGCGATCCAGGCCCAGCAGGGCGTGGTGAGCCAGACGGTGAACTATCCCGGGATTGACACGGCGGCGAACGCCGCGAAACTGGCCATGCGCGACCTCCGCCAGAAGTCCACCCCCTTCGCGCGCATCCGCATCCGGGTGAACCGGAACGCATGGAACCTGACCCTGGGGGACGTGTTCCGCTTCTCCTGGGATGAGCACAGCCTCGTGGACATCGTGTTCCGCGTCCTCGGGGTGAACTACGGCGAGCTGACCAGCGGCGAAATCGTGGTGGACGCGGTTGAGGACATGTTCGGCCTTCCGTCCTCCACCTACATGGGCAACCAGGGCTCGGGCTGGGTGGACCCGGTTCAAGCGCCCAACCCGTTCGCCCTCCGCCGTCTGGAGGAGGCGAACTATTGGGACTTGGCGAACGGTCTGCCCTCGGGCGACTTCCAGGCGCTGGACAACACCTCCGCCTTCCTGATCGGCCTGATGGGCGAGCCTGCCCAGTACCTCCAGAACTATGAACTGTGGACGAGGCCCACGGGCGGGTCCTACGCATACGCGGCCACCGGCGACCCCGCGGCGCACGCTACGCTGACGAACGCGATCACGCCCACACAGACCTCCATCCAGCTGTCCAACCTGTCCTCCCGCACCGAATTTGCGCGGACGGGGACCTATGCGCTGATTGATGACGAAATCGTGCGCGTGGACACCATCGACCTGGTGAACGGGATCGTGACGGTGGGCCGGGGTTGTTTGGATACCGTCTGCGCGGAACACGCAGCCGGGGCGCGGTTTTGGTTCGCGGAGGACGCCCGCGTGCGCGACCGTCTTGAGTATAACAGCGGCGAGACCATCGCCGCGAAGGGCCTGGGCCGGTCCGGGGTCGGCATTCTGGACCTGTCCGTTGCGCCGGAGGACTCGAAGGCGCTGGTGGGCCGTTTCGCACGCCCCTACGCTCCCGGGAACTTCCGGGTGAACAGTCTCCAGTATCCTTCGGCTATCCTCGGAGGTCTGAGCCTATCTTGGGCGCACCGCGACCGGACCCAGCAGGTGGTCCGTCCGATCATCGACCACTCCGCGGCGAACATCGGCCCGGAGCCGGGGGTGACCTACCGCGTGGACATCTACGCGGCCAACGGCAGCACGCTCTTGAAGTCGGAGCCGGGCCTGACTGGCACTAGCTGGACCTGGACCAACGAGGCGACGGAGAACACCGCGGGCCGGAACCGGATCAAGGTCACGGCGGTCCGCGACGGTCTGGACAGCTACCAATCCCACGATTGGTATGTGGATCGGGCCGGACTCGGGAACAATCTTGGAAACTATCTTGGAGGTTTGTGATGGCTATCAGTAACGGCCCGAACTTGGGCATCATGGTGAACGGCGCGCTGGGGGACCAGCACTACAACCAATTCATGTCTTTCCTCCGTGCGGTGGACGGCCTTCTCATGGGCCACGCGAAGTCCGCGACCACGACCGCCCAACCGGCTTCGCCCGCGGACGGGGACGTGTACGTGCTCCCGGCGAGCCCGACCGGCACGAACTGGTCTGGTCAGGGCCAACGGATCGCGCGCTATTCGAGCGCGGCGACGGCCTGGGAGTTCTTCGTGCCGAAGAAGGGGTGGACCATTTCCGTGGAGGATACCAACAGCACCTACTGGTATGACGGCAGCGCGTGGAAGTTCCTCCGCGGCTACGGCACGACCGCGAACCGCCCGGCGGCGAGCGCCGCCCTGATCGGGGGCCAATACTTCGACACCACCCTGGGCAAGCCGATATGGTCCACGGGCTCCGCCTGGGTGGACGCGACTGGGTTGGCCGTCTAAAATTTGCCAAGTTGTCTTGGGTTCCGTAGAATACGGCCCAAGATCATCTTGGTGCGAGGACCCCGATATGCCCCTGACCCCGGAGCAAGTCGAAGACATCGCCGTTGCGGCTGCGACCCGGGCGGCGAAACTATCCGTGGAGGACGCCGCGAAGCGAGCCGCGGAAACCGTGGCCATGTCCCACTCGGAGCTGAATGACGTAGTGGCCGAAGCGGTCAAGCAGACGTTGATGCAGCTCGGGGTGGACACGTCCGATCCGTTCGCCATGCAGAGGGACTTCCAACACCTCCGCCAGTGGCGCGAGTCCGGGGAGGACCTGAAGCGGAAGGGGACCGTTGTCCTGCTGGGCATCTTCTTCTCCGGTCTGGTCTCCCTGATCCTCCTGGGCCTCAAGGAGTGGTTCCAAAAATGAGGATGCGCTTGGGCTACTTACCTTCACACCTGAAGAAGTATAGACCCCAAGCGCCATCGAAAGCCCAGCGCCGTAACAGCTCCGACCCTCCTGCGCTTAGGTTACTTCACTTTCTCCAGTTCAGTTCTACTTCGCCCGATAAATCGCCGGGACCCCCTGCCCAGGGAGGCGACCGGCGACCGTTCCTGCTGTTCGGAGGCCGTCCGGGGGTTTAAGGTAAGTAAGTTAAGTAAGTTAAGAAGAAGAAGAAGAAGAATATATAAACCCCCAGCCCCGCTGGGCTTCCCTGCTTACTCCACTTCATACTTCTTCCGCACACGAAGTCGAGCGTTGGGCCCCCATCCCAAGCGCACGTGATTCTCCGCTCGCCTTCGCCGCCCAGCTGGGCTATACTTCCGGGCATCACTATGAGAAATGGAGTCACCCCTATGATGAATCCAACCGGCATATACCTCATCACTCACCGCGCCAGCGGGAAACGGTATGTGGGCAAGTCAATCAACATACCGCGCAGGTGGTCTGAGCACAGGAAGGGCTTGAGTCATTGCCCGGTTCTGGAAGCTGCTCTGAAGAAGTACGGAGCTGATGCTTTTGACTGGGAAATCATCCAGACCTGCTCGGAGAGCGAGTTGAACGATTTGGAGTGTTGGTACATCCAAGCCTTCGGTTCGGTATCCCCGGGAGGGTACAATATCGGGTACGGCGGCGAGGGAGTGACCTTCACTGAAGAGGTCCGCGCGAAACTTTCGGAGGCAACGCGAAAGCGTTTGCTGTCAGCGGAGTCGCGGGCCGCGATAGGCGAGGCGAGCCGGAAGCGGTATGAGGACCCCCGCGAGCGGGAACGCCATTCAGACATTCTCCGCAGGAGCCCGGCATTGAAGAAAGCTCTGGAACGTATCCACAATGACCCGTCCTGGAGAAAAGCTGTCACGGAGTCCGTCCGCCGGGTTTGTGCAGACCCTCGCCGGTATGTGCTGGAAAACGTGATTACAGGAGAACGGGAGGAGGGTCAGCGGGTTCAATTCAAGGATCGTTTTGGCATAAGTGCTTCGATGTTTAGCGACCTTCTCAAGGGTCGATTGAAGACAGCGAAGGGTTGGAAACTGGTAAACAACGAGGGTTGAGAAATGGAGTACAAGTTCAAAACAGAACCGTTCAACCATCAACGGGACGAATGGGAGCGCAGCCGGGAGGAAGTTGCCCGGGCTATTTTTTGGGAGCAAGGTACTGGCAAGAGTAAGCTGACGATTGATACAGCTTGTTGGCTATACCTGCGGGGACTGATTGACGGTGTCCTAGTTGTTGCGCCAAACGGGGTCCATCGGAATTGGGTTGAGAAGGAAATCCCGGACCACGTACCCGATGAGGTGATCAAGCACGTCCGGGCCTTCCACTACCAGAGCCCGAAGGCCGACACCAAGTGGCACAAGCAGGCGGTCAAGGCCGTCATTGAGCACAAGGGCTTCGCCTGGCTCACCATCAGCTATGAAGCCTTCATGACCGCCTCCGGGAAGCGGGCGCTGATTGACTTCTTCGACAAGCGCCGCCTCCTGTACGTCCTGGATGAGGCGCACTACATCAAGACCCCGACCGCGGAGCGCACCAAGTCCATCCTCCGCTCCGCGAAGTACGCGCCATTCAGGCGGGTCCTGACCGGGACCCCGATTGCTCAGGGACCCTTCGACGCCTACAGCCAGATCAAGTTCTTGATTGACGACTACTGGAAGCAGAACCGCTTGGGGACCTTCACGGAGTTCAAGCAGCACTTCGGTATCTGGAAGAAGGGCTGGAACCCGACCGCCTTCAACCCCAAGACCAAGAAGAATGATGGCAACGAGTATGACGTGCTGGTGGGCTATCGCCGCCTGGATGACCTGAACAGCCTTCTCCAGCCCGTCTCCTCCCGCGTGACGAAGGATGACGTGCTGGACCTCCCGCCGAAGCTGTACAGCAAGCGGTTCTTCCCGATGACCCCGGAGCAGGGCAAGCTGTATCGCCAGTTGCGTGACGAGTACATCGTGTGGCTGGAGACGGGCGGGATTGA